CGATGGCCTGCCGGATCGGCTCAACGATCTCGTTGTCGAACAGCCGGGCCCGCACGAACAGGCCCTGGTCGTCCTCGGACAACTCGTCGATGGCACCGATCGGGACGCTGCCGGTGCGCTGGTCGCGGCCGTGGTCGAACTGCAGGACCGGCGTCTTCTTCCGCAACGTCTTGCGGAACGCGCCGGCGGCGATCTCCTCGTCGAAGTCGCCTTCCCATGACCGGATCCGCGTCGGGGTGTCGAACACGGCGGCGTAGCCCTCGAGGGTGCGGCCGTCGCCGACGTCTCCGGCCGCCCGGAACTCGACCGCGCGCAGGCACAGACCGAGGTCCCGCCGGGAGTTCTCGTTCATCTCGACTCCGAACCTCTCGGGCAGGCCGTCGACCGGCTTGCTGTGCTCATTGGCGTACAGGGCGGCCACGTGCTTCTTTGCGTCCGCCTGGGTGGCGTGACAGGAAACCTTCTTGCCGGTGTCCGACTTGATGACCGCCCACGGCTTCGATCCAGAGCAGCCGTGCCCATTGACCGCCTTCCAGGGCATCAGGCCCCCTTGCCTGCGGGCAGCGCCGGCCGGTTCCCGTTCGGCAGTGCCGCCGTGGCTGCCGCGACACCCGGTGGCTGCAGCTGAACGCTGATCAGGCCAGAGTGGACCAGCAGGGTCATGTCCTGGCCGATCACGGCGGCCTTCGCCGACTCGGGCGTGAAGCCCTCCTTGACCAGGCCGGAGATGGTGCGCGCCTGGATCTCGGTGATCTCGGCGGCGTCCTTGGCGTCCTCGCGCAGGATCGGCATGTCGCCGGTGTCGAACCACAACTCAGCGTCCGGATCGCCGAAACGGTTCGTCGGCCGGGTCAGGATCGCCTCGACCGACGACGCCAGATCCTGCAACGACGGGTAGATCCACGAGTCGGCGAAGATGCGTCGGGCCATGCCGAAGTTGCCAGCATTCAACGACGACCCGGCCAGGCCCTCGGAGATGCCGAGCAGCGCCGCCGGCACCCGGCCGAGCATCGCGATCCGGGTCTCACCGGCGCCCTGGGTCGCCTTGAATTCCAACTGCTTCAGGTCCGAGCCGACCACCGTCGCGTCGGCGCCCGCGGTCAGATACAGCGTCTTGTACGCGTTCGCGACGCCGGCATGCTTGGACTCCAACATGTCGACGTAGGCGTCGAACTGTTCCTGGCTGACCGCCGGGATGCCCTTAACCACCATGTTCGGGGTGGCGCCGTTGGTGAAGAACTGCAGCTTGTGCTGAGTGGCCGCCTGGTCGCCCTGGATGTCGCGCAGCGCCGCGGAGATCCACGACTGGCCGACGCCCGGGCACTCCGGGTCCGGGATCGGTGCCCAGTGCGCGAACTCGTCCGGCAGCAGCGTGCTCACCGACCCCGGGCCACCCAAGCCACCGTTCTGGTAGACCAGGCCCACCAACTCGCCGTCGATCGCGGTCGACGCGAGGTCCGGGTCGACGTCTGAGCCGAATATCAGGCCGCACCAGTCCGGGCGCAACACCCGCACCCGGTTCGGCTGCCGCGTCACGAACGCGTTGCCGGTCAGGCCCTCGTGCCATTCCATCGTGGTGACCAGGTCGCCGGTGGTGGCGTGGGGCCAGGGCCGCTCGAGCACCGCCAGTTCCCGGTTGCCGAACGTGCGCCGCGGGGTCACCGGATGCGACGGCGGGTTCCGCCACGTGAACCGCATCTGGCTGAGCACCAGGCCACGGACCATCTGCGCGGCGAACGCCGGCGGGGATGCCCGCAGCGCCGCCATGTACGCCGGCAGGGTCGACGCGATCTGCTGGACGCGCTGCCCGTAGATCTGCCGGGTCTGACCCAGCGGGTAGGACACGCCGTTGTAGTTGAACTGCGACGGGATCAGGTAGTCGCTGATCCACTGGTCGACGCCCATGCGGCGTTCGCCGCGGCCTGCGGCGATCCGCTCAAGCAGACCCACGCCGACCACCGATCGGCTTACGGCCTTCCTCCCAGCCCAGCGACACCGCCCGCCCGCACCAGCACAACGCCGGCCACGCCACCGCAGCCGCGAGCCAGCCACAGGCGAACAGTGCCGCGCCGATACCGGTGGCGAGGGCCCGCAACGCCTTCGCGGTCAGCCAGCCGGCGGCGAACAGCAGCCACGCCAGCGCCGACAACACGCGCTGGCCAACCTCCGCCCACTGCTGTCCTGCGGGACGGTTGTCCGATAGGACGGCCATGGGGTTCCCTCCTATCGCCAAGCGCCGAAGAACTGCGCCGGAAGCTCTCGGTGAATCCGCGGCGTGGAGTGCCCGAACAATGCCAGCGACGCCGCCGGCAACGGGGCGAGCTCCGCCGTCGCCACGTAGCGGTCCCACGCCCACGACCCGGCGACTGGGCGCTTGATCGCGACCGCCACCGCGTCCGTCAGCGGTTTCTGCCCGATGTGGTGCACGTCCCGTGCGGCCTCATCAGGACCCGCGACACCGTCGAAGAACAACTGGCAGCCGGTCACCACATCGCCGACCGACGCGCGGTGCACCGCAATGCCCGCCTCCTCGGCCGCATCCGCGACCGCCTTGTCGTCGATCACGACCACCGACGGCTGCTGCCGCTCCAACTCCTTCAGCCGGCCCACGATCCAACCCGTGCCGGGCCGGAAGTCGTCGCCGTGCTGGTCGTTGCCGGTGATCTCGATATGCCGCCCGCTGCCCACCCGGGCACCGGCGGCGACAATCGCCCCGTACGAGCGGTCCGGCGGCACGTACACGCCGAACGCCGGGCGCCCCTCTAGCTGCGACTCGGGGTCGCAAGCGCCCATCCACGCCGGCGCCGGGATCAGGCGGAAGCTCTCGCTGAGCTCACGCGGCCAGATACCGAGCCGCTCGCGAGCGAAGTCCACAGCCGACATGGACCGCCGTTCCCGCAGGATCGTCTCCAGGGTGATCCGGATGCCGAGCGCCGGGTTCGTAGCGGCGTACTTCGCGACATCATCCAGGTCGATCCCGGCGAGGTTGTCCAGGTCCCCGGCCAGGCCCCAGTCGCGGTACCCCAGGCTGTCGTCTCCACCCGCCTCAGCGCGGCGGCGCAGCTGGAACATGACCTCTCCGACCAGCGCGTCCAGCGGCGGCGAGGAAAGGTAGACGATCTGCGGGTTCGGCCGAGCCGACAGCGTCGGCATCAGCGCCGACTGGTGGCTGAACATGTACGCGAACGCCTCATCGATGAGGTTCACGTCGCCGGAGAAGCCCCGGCCGGAGCCTTTCGTGCGGGCCACGAACCGGACCCGCTGGCCGGTGTCGAGCCGCTCGTACGACTCTTCGCCGTTCGTGTTGATGACCTTGACCGGGATGTCGCCGATCATGATCAGGTTGTCGGACTTCCGCTCACCCAGATTCCGCAGCAGCCACCCGATCCTGCGGAACGCCTCCATCGCGGTCTTGTACTCATGCGCCGACCAGAGAATCAGCCGCTCGGCCAGCGGACCCAGGAAGCCGACCAGCACGCGGGCCTCGCCGACGGCCCCCTTGCCGTTCTGCCGGCTCAGCCACTCGGCGAACTCGAAACACGCCCACTTCCCGTCCGAGCGCAGCCCGAGCATCACGTCGAGGCTGTCGCACTGCCACGGGTCCATCACCTGACCGGCGCGCCGAGCCAGCTCGACCGCCACCGGGCCGTACGTCAGCTCGTACGGCGGGTGCAGCTCAACGCGCGGGCTTCGCGCTCCGAGTAGCGGCGAAGGCGGCGAGATCAGCAACCCCAGCCACCCCCTTACCGTCCGCCGGCGGCTTCCCAACCTTCCCGCCGTCGGCGGCGCGGATCTCCGCGATCAGCTGCTTCAAGGCGGTCGCCTGCTGGCGGGCCTCAGCCAACGGCCGGTCGATGACGACGAATTGCCGCTCCGGGTCGCCGCGGTCCTCGACCAGGCTTACCCACTGGTCGGCGTCGCCGTCCAGGAGCCGGTCGAGCTTGTCGAGGCGGTCCGCGATCCGGCACGCCTCCTCCAGCAGCACCCGCACCGCTGGCGCCAGCTGGTCGCCGTTCATGTCCCGCCACAGCGTCACCCCACGCGTGACGGCAGGCGTCACATCCGGCGTTACAGGCCCTTGACCTGCGAGTTCGCAGTTCGCCGGCAGGCAGAGCGAGTGATCACCAGCTTTGTGACGGCGATACCGTCGCTGTCTGTGAGCGCCATCCGCCACCGTCTCGCTCCTGATGCCACAACCCTGCGGGGGGAAAAATCCTGGCTGCTGCGCTGGGGTCTAGAATGTCCGTTTCGCCGTGCCAGGGGTGCCCCCCTACCCACCACGCTGTGTCACCAGTTGCGGGAGCGTCGGGTCGGTTGCGCCTGCGCAGTCGGCTGCTGCTTGCGCTTGCGGTAGCGCATGGCCTTGGCCTTGCCACCTGCCTGCCGGTTGCACCTGGCGTGGGCCAGCCCGCGGTAGCCCTGCCGGTCCTCGGTGTGGTCGAGGTCCAGCTGCTGGCTGCGGTACATGGCCATGCCACAGCGCGGGCAGGGCGTGCCGTCGTGCAGTGCGGCCAGTGCTTGTGTCCTGGCCCGCTGGTGTTGGTAGCCGTACCCCCGCTGTGTCGTGGTCCCCCGAGTCCGTGGCACGGTCAGTCCAGCGCGGAGGTGACCATGTCCAGCCATTCGGCGAGCACCGCTTGGACCTGGGCTGCGTACTCCTGCCAGGCTTCGACGCTGCCGTACTCGAGGATGATCCGGTCGGTGATGTCGAAGCCGAACTCGTCGATGACGCGGACCTCGCGGGTGTCGATGGGCTGGCTCATGCCGAGCCCTCGGGCGGCGTCCAGCCCAAGCGGGTCAGGAACGCTTCGGTCTCGGAGTCCAGCTGCACGACGGCATCGCCCTCGAAGCGGGCACCCTTGCCGAGAACCATGTCGAGGGCCAGGGTGGTGACCTCACCGCACTGAACGTTGACGGTGGCGGCGCGGCAGTACTTGGCAAGATCCTGCCCGTCAACCTCAACGACTGCGGCGTTCACCCCTGTGCTG